AAATATTATTCTTTAGTACATAAAGCTACTAATAAAGTTCTAAGTACACATAAAGATCTAGAATCTGCTAAAGACGAACATCGAGGTATGGAACAAGGTGAGCGAGCTCATTATCGTATTGCAACGTCTACTAATGAACCAAAGACGTGGAACATGAAAGAAGAAGCGGATGATGAAGGTAGAATGGCAAGAGGCCAATTAAACAGAATGATTAACCAAGCTTCAGGTTTGGTTAGAGTAATGGATGATTACAAGCAGTTAGATGGATGGGTACAATCTAAACTAACTATGGCTTCGGATTATCTTGACTCTGTGCATGATTACTTAATGCACAACAAACAAGACGTAGATGAAAAAGATGATGAGTTAGAGGAATCCGCATGGGGTAGAGATAAAGCTGCTAACTTAAAAGACGCTCTTAATCGTCATACAGAAAAAGCTGTTGCTGCAAACAAAGCCGGTGATCATGAAGCAGTTAAAGTTCATCAAAGCAAGATGAATATGATTAAAAATCAAATGGCTAAATTGACTAAAGAAGAAGTTGAACAAGTTGATGAAGTCTCTAAAAAGACCGCTGTAAGCTACATTCAAAAGAAAGTGTCTCAGATTGCAAAACGCCCTGGTGAGGCTATGACATATACCACCAAGATGACAGGTAAAGATTATGAGAATTTAAAAAGAGCATACAAGCGAGCAGGTGTTAAAGAAGAAGTAAAAGATGAATATGCTCGTAAGGTTAACAAGTATTTAAAAAAGAAGTATAACAAAGAAGAATTTGAATTAGATGAAGCTAGTCAGTTCCCGTCAAAAGAGCATGCAATTAGTTATGCTAAAGAAAAAGTAAAGTCACATAAAGACTCTGATGATGGTATTGAAGTATATTCAATGCCTGGTGGAGGAGCTAGAGTTGTACATACTATGAATAGTCAAGGCCGACAACAGGTATTAAAAGGTGGTGGTAAGAAGGTAACCACGGTAACTCGCGAAGAAGTAGAGTTAGAAGAAGCGGTTAAACAGGCTCATAAAGTTATGGTAACAGTCTCTGAACCTGATCATCCCATGGTATCTAAGCGTAAAGAAACAGTTATGAAACGAGTAATCGTTAGCGCTACAGACAAGGGCGACGCTAAAGCAAAAGCTGAATCGTTCTATAAGAAAAAAGGTTACAAAGTACATGATAGTGAATATCATTCGGTGCAACCTGCATCAACCTTAAAAACCGAAGAGACTATTGACGAAACCAAAGGAGCACCTAAGGGTTTTCACTTTACAAAAGATGGTAAACTAAAGCGCGGAGACGCAGATCAAGATGGATCGGGCGGTCCAATGTTAAGATCTGATCCTTTAGATAAACAGCGTAGCAAAGTTCCTCCTGTATCTGAAGACCAGCATTATTGCGCCAAGCATGTTTATTCCAACGTGTATGGTGAAGGTGTGGTGTTAGAAGGTCAGCATGCCGATCCAGATGAGACCGGAAATATCGAATGGTATGTAGTAAACTTTGCTGAAGGTCCTAAAAAAGTTTACACTGAAAAACTAGACATTATGATTGCTGAATATCACGGTAATCACAAAAAAAAGAGAATGACAAATGGCTGAAAAACGCATACTTAAAATTACCAAACGACAAGCTGCTGTAGCTATCGTTGGAACAGGTCTAGCTAACGTATCTATTTACGAGCTAGCTCATCCTGGTCCTAATGCTATTACTGACACTCAAATAGTTACCCCTGCAAACGTTTCTTTAACCATCTCAGACATTGCTTATGATGTAGGTGGTTCTGCTAATATCTCAAGAGGTGGTAATATAATTTTTGCGTGTTCAGCAGGTTCTGGAGAGCACAATTATACAGATAGCTTAGGTGTAGTATTAAACGACAAAGCTAATGCAAACATTACTGTTAATTTAGGTGCTGTTGAAGGTACTATGGTAATTCAGTTTACCAAAGGCGCAGGTTACATCGATCGTGATCTGCAGAATCAAGGACCTGGAGTGGATCCATACTAATGAAACTAATTAAAGAAATCTCTCAAGATCTTCAGTATCTTGTAGAAGCAAACGAAAACGGTAAAAAAGGTATCTTCATCGAAGGTATATTCATGCAAGCCGATAAAGAAAATAAAAACGGCAGAATGTACCCTAAGCGTATTATGGAGAAAGAATTAGAAAGATACCAGACACTAATTAAAGAGAAAAGATCTTTAGGTGAGTTAGGTCATCCACCTAACCCAACTATTAACTTAGATAAAGTCTCACACTTGATTTCAAATTTAAGATTTGAAGGCAACGACATCGTAGGTAAAGCTAAAATTTTAGATACGCCTATGGGTAAGATTGCACAAAACTTTATTGAAGAGGGTGTAAGACTTGGAGTTTCTTCTCGCGGCCTTGGTTCCTTAAAAGAAAGAAACGGTATTAACGAAGTGCAAGATGATTTTCATTTAGCTACAGTTGATATCGTAGCTGATCCATCTGCCCCTGATGCTTTTGTTCAGGGTATTATGGAATCAGCAGAATGGATTTTAGAGAACGGCGTGTGGAAAGCAGTGGATGTTGAGCGGGCTCAAAGAAAGATTAAAAATACATCTAAAGCAAGTTTGGCTGAGGCTAAATTACATGTTTTTGAGGCATTTTTAAATAAAATCAAATAACTCAACCTTATAAATAATAACGTTAAAACATACTCTTAGGAGAAAAACGGATGTCAGTCGAAAACAAAATTAGAGAGTTGCTAGATCGCGCAGGTCAAAAGCAAACACATCTGACTGAAGAATCTAAAGAAGACCTTACTGCAAGCGGCATCGCTAAAGCCGCTATGAATATGTCTCGTGATACATCTAAAGCAGGTAAAGCTGCTAATGCAGGAGACACGACTCAGCCTAAGCAAGGTTCTTCAAAAGATGCTTCTTTCACTGAAATGGATGAAGATGAGCCAAACATTGGTTCAAAAAGCGCTTCTTCTGTTTCTAAAGACACAACTCTTCCAACATCGAAAGGTGATGCTAAGTCAGTTAGAACACCAGCTATGGAAGAAGGGGAAGTCAACGGAGAAACTATTACTGAAGATGAAGTTGATGTTCAAAGTCAACTTAATTCTATCTTTGGTGAAGAGCTTTCGGAAGAATTCAAGACAAAAGCCACTTCTATTTTTGAAGCAGCTGTTATTGCTCGCGTAAACAGCGAGATGGATAAAGTTACTGCTAAATTAGAAGAGCAGAATGTCGAGCAGTTAGCAGAATTCAAAGAAGTAATTGTTGAAAAAGTAGACAGCTATCTCAACTACATTGTTGAACAGTGGATGGAAGAGAATCAATTAGCTGTTGAGTCTGGTTTAAGAACCGAAATCGCTGAAGAATTTATGAGCGGTTTAAAGACCCTCTTCAAAGAGCATTACATTGATGTTCCAGAAGAAAAATATAATGTGCTAGGAGAACTACAAGCTAAGTCAGAAGAGCTTGAAGAAAAGTTAAACGAAGCAATTGAGAGTAATGTTGCTGCTTCAAGAGAATTAGCGGAGTTAAAGGCTGCAAAGGTAATTGAAGAGCAAACTAAAGGTCTCGCCGATACTGAAGTTGAAAAACTCAAAAAGTTGGTGGAAGGTGTAGATTTTGAAGATGAAGAACTTTATCGTGAAAAGGTAGCAGTAATTAAGGAAAATTATTTCCCTAAAGCTCCTAAGAATTCACCAGAGAAAGTACTAGTGGAACATTCAGCAGGAAATGCAAATTTTGCTGAAAATGATACTATGTCTAGATATATGTCGGCTATTTCGAGAACAGTCAAAACTCGTTAATTTATAAATAATACAGATTTTTCCAAAAGGAGAAGGTAATGTACCTATCAGAACAATTACAGGAAAAGTGGGGCAAGATTCTTGACCATGAAGCTCTTCCTGATATCAAAGACAGCTACAAAAGAGCAGTAACAGCTGTCCTATTAGAAAACCAAGAAAAAGCATTGACTGAAGATCGTCAGATGTTAGCTGAATTAGCTCCAGCTAACTCTATCGGTGACGGTACTACAGGCGTTGCTAAGTATGATCCAATCCTCATCGGTCTAGTTCGCCGTGCTATGCCTAACTTAATGGCATACGACATCTGCGGTGTTCAGCCAATGACTGGCCCAACCGGCTTAATCTTCGCAATGCGTTCGGTATATGGTAATACCCGCGCTGCTGGAAGCTTAACGGAAGCATTATTTAACGAAGCTGAAACGGATTTCTCGTCTTCGACTTATTCAGCTGCTGGCGCTAGCACTGGTACTCCATTAAATGGTACCCATGCTGGTAATAACCCAGTTGATGGTGCTTATACTACCGGTGGTGGTATGACAACTGCTGAAGGTGAAGCATTAGGCGATGCAGATGCAAACGCATTTGGTCAAATGGCTTTCGCTATCGATAAGACCACTGTTACAGCTCGCACACGTGCACTAAAAGCTGAATACACCTTAGAATTAGCACAAGACTTAAAAGCAGTTCATGGTCTTGACGCTGAGTCAGAGCTTTCAAACATCCTCTCGCAGGAAATCATGTTTGAAATCAACCGTGAAGTTGTTCGTACTATTTACAAAGTTGCTAAGCCAGGTTCACCAGCTACTGCAACTGCAGGTACATTCAACTTAGACGTTGACTCGAACGGCCGTTGGTCTGTTGAGCGCTTCAAGGGTCTATTATTTAACATCGAGCGTGATGCTAACCACATTGGTCAAGACACACGTCGCGGAAAAGGTAACTTCATCGTTTGTTCGGCTGATGTTGCTTCCGCTCTCTCGATGGCTGGTGTTCTCGATTACGCGCCTGCATTATCGACCAACTTAAACGTTGACGATACAGGTAACACTTTCGCAGGTGTTCTAAACGGTCGTTATCGTGTTTACATCGATCCATATTCGGCTAACTTAGGCGCTGCTTCGCAGTTCTACGTTGTAGGTTACAAGGGTACATCCCCATATGACGCAGGTATGTTCTACTGCCCATACGTTCCATTACAAATGGTTCGTGCTGTTGATCCTAAGTCTTTCCAGCCTAAGATCGGCTTTAAGACCCGTTATGGTATGATTGCTAACCCATACGTTACCACTAACGCTAACTCTGCTACTGCAGATGCTGATACATTTACAGCAAACCGCAACCAGTACTATCGTCGTACTAAAGTTGTAAACTTAATGTAAGAAGCCGGCATAGATCGGTGTTTTAGAGAGGGGGCTTAGGCTCCCTCTTTTTTTATGGATAAATATATGAAACTACTATAGAATACCATGTATACCGCAAATCTTAATGCTATTATTGCTGATGTTAAAGGTCCCGCACCAGCAGTTCAAAACTATTTAAGACCTAATGGTTTTAGGTTCGTCATTAAAGACTTACCTTTCGTTGCATACACATGTCAGTCGGCTAATCTACCAGCCTTACAGTTAGGTTTTGCTATTCAACCTACACCGTTTATTGATAGACCGGTAATTGGTGATAAAGTAACTTATGGTGATTTTACCATTAGATTTATTATTGCTGAAGATATGAGTAATTATTTGGAAATATATGAATGGTTAGTTGCTTTAGGCTTTCCTAATGATTATACTCAATACAGAGCATTTACTGGAGAACGTTTAAATCGTTTTCCTTTTTACAAAAACTCTAGAGGAGATACTGAAGCATTGGCATATTCTGATGGTACATTAACCATTTTAGATAGCAATAACAATGCAAAAACTAATATAATATTAAAAGATCTATTCCCTGTATCAGTCGAAGCGTTAGACTTCGAAGTAACGAGTACGACTGTAGATTATTTTGTAGCCATAGCTTCATTTAAATACACACAATTTACTATTGAAGCTTTATAATTAACTTTTGGAGTATATTATGTCAATGACACAACGTCAGATCAAACTTGATCTAAACGAAGTTCGTAACAATAAATTTTTCGTAGCAACCCCCTGCTACGGTGGCCAATTAATGGAGCCGTATTTTAGATCCGTAATTAAGACAATGACCTTTTTTAACGGTCATCAACTACCCCTAGCTTTCGGTACTATTGCTAACGAATCATTAGTTACTCGTGCTCGAAATGTTTTGTTAGCATACTTCCTCAACTCAGACTATACGCACTTACTCTTTATCGATGCAGATATTGAGTTTCAAGTAGAAGATATTCTTAAGCTCTATGCTCACGATAAAGATGTTGTAGTAGGTGCTTATCCTAAAAAAGGTGTAGCATGGCAGCGTATTAAAGAGAATATGCAGCTACCGCAAAACGGTGAAAAGACCTTCACGGATAAAGAAATTGCTGCTTTTGGTTCTGATTATGCTATTAACTTTAAGTTTTTAGATAAAGAAACTAAGACTATTGCGGTAGAGAATGGCTTGATTAAGCTACACGACGCGGGTACTGGTTTTATGATGATTAAGCGTGAAGCTATTTTAAAACTTATTAAAGCTTACCCTGAGCTAAAGTATAACAATGATGTTCAAATTAATAATGAACAAGTAGACCAGCATTTTTATGCTTTGTTTGATACTATGATTGATCCTGTAGACAGACGCTATCTATCTGAGGATTATACCTTCTGTCGTCGTTGGCAAGAGATTGGCGGTGATATCTGGTTAGATCCTTCTATCTCTCTCAACCACTACGGTCACTTCTGCTTCCAGGGTAATCCATCTGCGATTATTCAATGGAACGAACCAGTAGAAAACCAACCACCTGAAATTAAAAAAGAAGATATTATTACATTAGATCTACCTGATACAGTAGAATAATCTTCTTATT